CTGAAAGAGCGCTTCAAGAAATTTTGGCTTTTGATAATGTTAATTTTGCCGATCGTATTTCTCTTCACTATGTGATTGAAGCGTTGGCAAATGCCCCTGGAGTGGCTTATTCAAACGTAACCTTATTGGCTAGAGCTGATGGTGCTCAATCAGGCACTAATGATGCTGTGTTTGTTGTAAGTGAAATTCCAACAGCGGGGACAATTACTGTAACCGTCAGTGGCGGAATCGTAGGTTAGGAGAGATATGGCAGCCAGTTATCCAGGTGCGGTACGTCCCTTTGTTAACAAAACAAACGTTGTTGACATTATTGACGCAGCTCACCCAAATTCATTACAAGAAGAAGTTGTTGCTACTGAGAGCACAATTGGTTTAAACCCAGCGCTTTCAACAGCCCCTTCTCCATCAGGAACTTTTTCAGCAACAGCGACTCAATACACCACTCTTGTACAAAGATTGGCAAATATTGAAACCGGTATTGTCGCGGATGTGCATACGCAGTATGTTAGAAAAACAGGTAACGAAACAATCGTTAACGGAACTTCTACCAACGTAGCATTAGTTATTAGAGGGGCGGCCAGTCAAAGCGCAAATCTATTGGAATGGCGTAACTCGTCTAATACTTTGTTAGCAAGCGTTTCGGCAAGCGGCGTATTGTCGGTCCCATCTGTATCAGCGCCAGAAACAGACCACGCTTTACTTCTTGGCATTTTAGGGTCGTAATAAATGGCACGCTATGGCGTTGATTACTACGGTTTAGTTGCGTACGGATCAGACTCAACTTCTTTTGTTGAGTTTGACGCATCCCCGTTTACAGCGACGCCTATCGGCTATCAAAAAATTCGTCTTGAATGGACCTCTCCTTCTGGAGACTGGTCAAGAATTCGTTTAGTCCGTAACACCTATGGATTCCCTTTGTCTGTGGATGATGGTGCTGTGGTTTACGATGAACCTAAAAGCTTTGACGTAGGTGTATACGATGACACTGGTCAAATTCCGGACGAAATTGGTTTAAAACCAGGAATTGCTTATCACTACAGTCTTTTTGTTTTTGATACTCAAAACGAAGTTTGGGTAAAAGCCGGTAACGCTTTTGCAATTTCTATTAAAGACTACGGAACTTTTGATTATCTATACAACGCCATACCTGGAATTTACAGAACAAATAACTTAAAGGTTATTACAGATACTGGGGCAAATGAAGACCTCGAAGACTTTTTAAGAATTTTTGCTGTTGCTTTAGACTTGTACAAGACTAACGCAGACCTTGTTCGTCAAACATACGATACCTCAGTAGCGTACGCCCCAATCATTCCTGTAATGATGCAACAATTTGGTTTGGCTTTTGAGCCAGAACTTGGATTACAACAGTCACGTATTCTTTTGCGTAACGTTGCTTATATTGACAAATCAAAAGGTAGTTTAGAAGGTATTGAAAACTTTATTAAAGCTTTTACTGGATACGATCAAATAACTACACCAAGCAAAAACATCATGCTTGATTACAATGATTCTTCTTTTGAAGAGTCTGTTGGTCGTTGGGCATCAATTGCTAGAGCAACTCTTGATAGAGTTAACAATGCAGTAGTTGCTCCGTACGTAGAGTCTACATTACCTTCCCTTTTCCCAAACAAAGCTACTGGTGCTCTAAGAGTTACCTGTGGTTCTGGTGGTGACGCAGAGTTTGCTTGCGGACTTAGCGCACCTAAAACACGTGGCATACCTGTAAAAGAAGGTTTTGTTTATACGTTCTCTATTTACTCAAGAGCAGCCTCAACAACAAGAGGCATTTACTTAGATATACGTTGGTTTAATCTATACGGACAAGAACTGTCTCGTGCTGGCGAAACTAACTGGACAAATTCAGCCGGTGGTTGGACTCGTGGTTCAGTGACCGACACGGCGCCCGTTGATTGCTTTTTTATGGTTCCAACAATTCGAATTCAAGGATCTGCAACTAGTGAAGTTCATTACTTTGACGCAGCTCAAGTAGAAGAAAGCTCAATTGGCGTTACAGATTTTGAAGAGGCTAGAGGAATTAACATTACTTTAAAAGCCACAAGAGTCAACGAACTTGAAAACCCTGGGTTTGACACAACAATAACTCCTTGGGTTGTTACCGGCGCAACTGGGACTAGAACAAATACAATTAAAGATACGGATAGAAATAGCGCGTATTCTTTAGCATTAACTTCTACGACAAATGACGTAGTTGAAGTTTCTTATAACAGATTTATGCCTGTGTCTTCAGGATTTTGGTACAGCGCAAGTGGTTACATAAGAACATGTTTTACAGGAGATAGAGCAGAAGATCGTTAGAACTCAAGGTATTTTGACGGTATATACATCAGAAACAACAAGTCTCGTTGCTGGTCAAGACGTTCGTCTTTTAGACTTTGATGATCCTTCTTTGGATGGAGAATATGAAGTTCAATTTGTTTCTGGAAGGTTCTTTCAAGTGGTTGCAGCGGGACCTGACATTGATTTAACGGAAGTTAATCCAGGAACATATGTTCAAGATTTAAAACATGATTTTGTTAGAAACTCATACTCTGCGCTTTCCCCAACAAACGCGGCTTACGCCAAAATTAAATTTGTTTGGGATAACCCTCTTAACGGACAAATTATCCATTTAGACAGTTGTATGTTTGAGCGCTCAACAATTGCAAAACCATATTTTGATGGAAGCACAGGATTCAGCTCAACTTCAGACCTTGTGTGGGAGAGTAGCCCCTACGAGTCTAGATCTCACTACTACAAGAACAGAGTTGCTACTCAACTACGCTTAATTGCTCAATTACCTAACTACCTAGTTCACGGAACTCCTTTCGTAATTAGGCTGGCTCAACCCGAGGAGTAGACGCCGGTTAAAAAGTCTGTGTAGTATCCACCGCCTAGGAGGATCACATGGGATCATTTTTAATAGTTGCTGGAAACAAAGAAACTACACGGGTAAACGTAGAAGCCCTTTTAGAAGACTATTTTCGAGGCAATGGCAAGGACTTCAGATTAGTTCTTCCGTTTTACGATAGACCAAGTCAGGGTCAGATATGGGCTCATCAATTAGCCCATGACTTAGGGATACCTAGCTTGGTGGTTGCTCCAGAGAACGCTTTGTTGATTGGACTCAATACGTCCGATTTGCACCATTCGTCGGATCCAATACAGGCTACGGTAGAACTGGCTGGAACCGCTGAAAACGGCTCTGTAGCCTTTTTGCTTTGGACTGAGGAAGACTCGAACACGGTCGCACTACAAACAGCCCTTAAAACGGCTTCTGTGCCCTGCTACGACCTTTGCCTAGGTTTGGTAGAGATATCGGCTGGGAATGCCATTACACCGTCTCTAAACGCCCCAGAAACCCCAAAGGTGGTTATTGAGGAAGACGACCTAGCCTCTCGCATTGCGGTCAAGGTTGCTGATATCGTCCTCGCCCAGTTAAGGGACTCAGGGGTCATTAAGTGAAAGACATTTCAGCCAAGGCATACGGCTTTTTGGTAGCCATCTACCAGCATGGGTTAAATATCTCAGCTGAGTCCATGATGGATCACTTTGGCGTTGGACGTAGAGCAGCGCTAAGCGGTTTGAAAGAGTTGCGTGAAAACAACTACATAAAAACAAACCTGCTTAGAGTTGAAAACCGAATTGTGACAGCGTCTAAACTAACCAAAAAAGCAGAGCGGTCTATGTTTGGGATTCCACGTTTTGTGGAGTCACATAATGCGACTGCTATTACACGGAATAGGCTAATAAAGCAGAATAATAAATATTCTACTGTTATAAGTAATAAACATTCTTTGGCGGAGCCAAAGGAAGAGTTCAAGACTATGGAAATCGAGGTGAGCGATATGGGATGGGGAGGATTATTTGATTCGACGTCCGATCCGACCGCCGAACTTAAGGAAGAGCTGGTTAAGGACCAGAAAGTTAAAAAGGCTGAGTCAAAGGCGGCCAGCGATAAAAGAAAATCTGACCAGACTAAGGCTAGGCGAGAGCTTCAAGGTGAACGCAAGACTTTTAGAGAGCGTAACCTGATGGAAGATTGGCGAGTGGTTGACGTTTGTTATGAGTTTGCTGATCGCATCGACCAGCACTTCCATATCGAACCTTGGAAAGTAAATCAAAGCCAGTTCTCTGGGGCACTTGCTGGATTACGTAGTCGTCTTGGCACTAACGGCGAACTAGAAGTTGCTGTTATGGATATATTCTTTCGCCAGATAAACATAAAAGATTACAAAGACGCTGAGGTTCTTTGGAGACTTTACATAAGTCGGTTTGCATCCTTGATTGGTGAGGTTAAGATGTCCCAAGTTACTGAGGAGACTCAGAAGGTTGCAGAGGAATCAATGGCTAGAGCGATGAGGGAGTTCGGAAACATTGTTTAACGTAAACGATTTAAAACTTCGTAGAAATACTTGGATTAGGTCTGCAGGTTTGCCGTCTCATTTAATTGGTTGGGAATTATCTGATTGTTTGGAAGTTTCGGAAAACACTTTAAGCATTGTAAAAGGCTGGCTTCATAAGGTTCAGTCAGGAAAAATTATTGATGCTATTGGAGAAAGAACTTGCGGTAAGGGTTTAGCGTTTTACGGAAGTCCAGGTAACGGCAAAACAACTTTAGCAGCTTCAATTATTCAAGAGGCTATGCGTACTTTCTCACAAGACGTTTTTTCTTTAAACGACGCACGCCCCTGCTACTTTATAACTTACGCATCTTTGGTAGATCTAAAGGGTTTAACCATGGAAGAGTACGTAGATGAATCTACTCAAAACCTTTTTGCAGGCATTATGGGAGAGCACAAAGATGAGTACCGAAATATAAAGATTTTGGTTTTAGATGATGTTGGGCGTGAGCATCCAAGTGGAAGCGGATGGAATAAGAATTTATTGCATCACGTATTGAGAAGCCGTTTTAACAGAGGGCTTCCTACCATCGTAACTTCTAATATTTTGCAAGAAAAGTGGCCTGAATGGTACGGTGAAGCCACAGGTAGCTTTACCCATGAAGCATTTGCCAATATTGAACTAAAATCGGAGAAGGGAGACCTCAGACGAATATGATGGAGTCATCAGTGGAGCAGAGCCGACTTATACAGATCTTCTTAAGTCCTGCTGCCAGCCCCGGTCCTTGCATCTTTGAAGTTAGCAGTAATAACGGAAAGTTGTACTGCACCTGTCCAGGTTTTAACGGACGGTCAACTTGCAAGCACACTCGATTTGTAAAAGCTCGTATTGAGTCAAATGGTGGAACTTATCCGTTAGAGATACTAAAGTCCGCCACCCCTACAGACGCAAAGGTAGCCGAGTCTTCTCCAGAAGCATTTAGAGACTTTGTAATTCGTTTTGCAAAGATAGAAGTTTTTTAAATGCAGTTTGGGGATATCAGTAACG